TCGACCAAGAACAATCCGACCAACCTCAAATAGAATGTAGTAACCATGAAGAAACGCTATCCCTATCATTTAGCGCGGAACAGTATCGAATATATTACAACGGTGGTGTAGCTGTTGCACATGATGAGGAAGGGCGCGAAATAATGTGTAGGAGTTTTAGTAGGAAATAAATTGTTTCCCTTATCAATAAGGCGAACAAATCATAATCTATTCAATACTAATTAAATGTATAACTTAAAAAGTTTTAGTAGGAAATAAAGTTCAGAATAAACTTGCAAGTTCGGAATGGTTTGTTTAATATTGCCGCATAATTGATGACGCGGGGAGGCGTTAATAAAGAAATTAAAGACCGTTCACCTGAGTAGCACCTCCCCGCGAAAAGGTAAACGGTTTTGTTATTTTATGAATAAGTCAGAAGAAATAGACGCTCAAATAAACAGGATATCCATTCTAACTAAAAGAATGGAGCGCATTACTTCTTTTGTAAAGGGAAGTAGTGATTCAACTAAATCTATACAGGCGGCATTTTTAATTGTGCAAATAGCTTTACAACTTGCTAATTGTAAAGCCCAGATAATGATTATAGCAAGCCAACCAATGCCGAAAGACTTTACTAAAGGCGGAATATTAAGTATTGCTAATTCAGAGCAACTCGGTGAGTTTATTATACCTAAAAGAAATAGCGGGTAGTATATAAATCACTTCGCAACTGCTAATAGCGAATGAAACGGTGAGCAACAAGGTAACTTAAGGTAAGACCAGCGAGGCGTATTAAGTCCTTTTCACAATCTCCTTTAAATGATATACAAGACGTAACACTTTCTGTTGTCAGCCAAAACTTATTCGATAGCTCATTATACCGATAATAAATAGGTAGGAGTGTTACTTCTTTAGGGGTAGGGGTAACACTTCTTTCTACCAGCCTTTTCTCCTACTATTACCCGATAACAATCGGTTTTGTGTATCAATAAACTTTAACCAACTTTTTTATCTTTGAACATTAAAAACTAATTGCTAAATTTGCGGGGATGTGTCCGATAAATACGGCACTTTACGAACATGGCAAGATTTGAAAAAGGCAATGCGGGCAAGCCAAAGGGAGCAGTCAGTAAGATAAGTAAGACGGTAAAAGAAACCGTTTTAGCTGTGTTTAACGACATGCAAGAGGACGCAAAGCATAACCTACTTGAGTTCGCTAAAAATAATCCTGTCGAGTTCTACAAGATAGCTTCTAAACTTATCCCAACCGAAGTAAACGCGAATATTGAATCAACAGGCATTAAATCAATACTAATTGAGCCAGCAAGCAAAGCTACGGGTAAATGATGCGTTCTACCACCTACTTGACGACAAAAGCCGTTACGAAATACTTTTCGGAGGTAGTGGAAGTGGGAAAAGTGTATTTGCATCCCAAAAAATAATACTTAGAACGGTTGGCGAAGAAAAGCACAGATTCTTATGTATTCGTAAGGTAGCAAACACACTACGCTCATCTGTTTACCAAATTCTTATTGACTGCATTTCAGATTTAGGGCTTCGTTCTGAATTTGAGATAAACAAAACAGAAATGAGGTTTACGCATACCCCAACAGGCAACGAAATATTGTTGGCAGGGTTGGATGATGTTGAACGACTTAAATCAATAGCAGGTATAACTTCGATATGGGTGGAAGAAGCAACGGAAATAAGCGCGGCAGATTTCGACCAGATAGATTTACGTCTAAGAGGAGAAACTGCTAACTACAAACAAATCATTCTAACATTCAATCCGATAGATGAAAGCCATTGGTTAAAGATTAGATTTTTTGATAACAAACCAGATAATGCTACTGTTTTAAAAACCACTTTTAAGGATAACCACTTTATTGATGATGAGTATCGAATAGTTTTAGAGCAGAAGGCAAGTGTAAGCCCAAACCTTTACAGGATATACTATTTAGGCGAATGGGGTAAAGAGGACATTCAACGTCCTTATTGCCAAAACTTCAACCGAGAAAAGCATATTTCAGATTTAGCCGTGTTTATTCCTAACATGCCTGTTTATTTTAGCTTAGACTTTAACGTTGAACCGTTTGTTTGCGAGGTATCGCATATATGGAATGATGCTAAAGGTATGCACTTTCACACGTTTGATGAAATAGTAATTGAAAAGAATGGAGATGTCCCCGAAATGTGCGATATGATTGAAAATACTTACGGAATGAAAGTAGTAAGCAATGCAATATTCACAGGGGACGCAATGCAACGTAAACGCGAAATAACGCAAAGGAATAATATTGATGCGTGGAGAATGATAGATGCAAGGTTCAATTTAGGTAGAAGGCTACAAGTCCCACGTGCAAACCCATCCGTAAAAGAAAACAGGCACTTAGTAAACGCTATACTTGCTTTTCATCCTGACTGCAAAATAAACTCAAAGTGTAAGAAGCTAATTTATGATATGCAATTTGTTGAAGCCGATGAAGAGGGCGGGATAATTAAGAAAGCAAGAAACAATGAAGCACAAAGAGCCGATGCACTTGATGCTTGGCGGTATAAATGCAATACGTTCTTATCAGATTTCTTTGAACGGTATAAAATAAAATAGTTATTTTTGCCATAATTGATTTGCGACTTCGCGCATTATACGAAGACATAAAATAAACTACTATGTCTTGTAATTGCGATAAAGCGAAGAACATCCCTAATTGTTTTACTACCTTAATTATCGGGGACGTAGTTGATGCTTCCATTAACTACTATGTTTACTTTAAAACTCCAGACGGGCGTATTGACAGATATACGTCTGTTGATGTAGTTTATACTGATATTATAGGTGTGGAAAATATACAGGTTAGGTGTGGTGTAATGTATGAAGTTTGGGTATCTAAGCAGACAGCCGTAAATGCAAATGAAAGAACTTCATTTATCCCATCGGGTCAAACTGAATTTACCGAATGTATCAATATGGTGTTTGATTTCTGTGATGATTCCTTTAGCTCACAAACAATAACTTTAGCATGATAGGCATATTCTATTGTATAATTATTACTGCTTTATTTGTTAACGGGCTAAACATAGCAAGTCAGGAAGGGATGATATTTGAATCGATTAAAAAGTTTCTTCACTCTAAGATTGGCACTACTAAAATATATAAGCCGATTATCGGGTGTGTTAGGTGTATGCCGTCTATTTACGGTTCTATTATATGCCTTTTGTTTTTGCCGTTCCATGTAGAACTAATCTATCAGATACCTATTGTTATAGGGTGTAGCTCAACTGTTGCAACTATTATTCATTCACAATATATATGACAAAAACAATCATCAATTTACTTGCAAAGTTAGGATTCAAGGAAGCTATCCATGACTACTGCTATTTGCACCAAAGCAAAACTTATAAAGAAAATTTAGAGTTTGCCTTTACCGATTCGCAGAATAGAAAATACTTTGCATTTCCTGATTTAAAGAAAATTCCTTTACCGCTACTTGAAAAGCTAAATGAATTACAGGAGCAACTAACATCAAAGATACCGGGACGAGATTTAGATAGTTGGATTAGTAAAGTTGAAGAAGTATTAAATGGAAATTCCGAAAAGAAAGTAACCGATACGGGCTATTGGTTGGGAGTTTTAAAAGAAAGGCGTAGTATATTGTTTGACCCAACTTTACTTACTGAAATAGCGGCTTTGCTATACATACGTGAAGATGAAAATCCATGTGTATATAATAAGGAACTACACAAAGAAAAGTTTGAATTGTTATGGAATGATTCGCAGAAAGGAGCAAAGTTGTATGATTTTTTTCAGCAAGCCGGATTGAAGGGCTACATACCTTCGGGAAATATTACGCCAGTAAATTGGAGCGAATATTTGCAACAGAGTATGGAGAAAATAGAGGAGTTCAATTCGGCAGTTACGCGGATTTCGACATTAGGGTCAAAGTTAGACGTATAAGAGAACAGTTTGAAGAAAACCTGTTAATGTTAGTAGAAGGGGACTTAGTGCAATTAGCAGAGATTAAAAAATTAAACGTAGAGCAGTATTTGATTTTGTTAGAACGCAAAATGAAAGAAAAGAAAAAAGAAGATGGCGCAAGATGAAATTATAGTTTCTTATAGAGCAGTCCCTGAAGGTTTCGACAAAGTTGGCGCGGCTGTGAATGTAGTTACTTCTGAAACTAAAGAGCTACAAACACAGATTAAAGCCACGTTTGCCGATAAGAGTATTGAGGCGGCTACAAAGAAGCTATACGAGCAGGGGGATGTAATGGGTGCGCTTATCAATAAGTATGGCAATGCTACATCTGCATTAAAGGCAATGGAAAAGGAGTTGGCTACTATGGCAGCTTTAGGACAACGTGGGACGGCTTCATTTAAAGAATTAGCGAGTGCAACGGCTGAGTTAAAAGATACTATAGGTGACACACGAGGCGAGATAAAGAAAATGGCATCCGATACAAGGGTGTTTGATACTATGGTTCAAGGTGCGCGGGGTATTGCTGCGGCTTTTAGTGTTGCAACAGGATTAGCCGCTTCATTTGGTAGTGAGAATAAAGACTTACAAAAAACATTATTGAAAGTGCAGGGCGCAATGGCGGCACTTCAAGGGGTGCAGGAATTAGCGAATATAGCTACTGAAAAAGGCGGTATAGCAACAAAGGCATACGGAGTAGCATTGGTAGTAGTTGACAGAATAAGCAAGCTAACAGGGCTTAGTATGGCTGCAAGTTGGGCGTTGGCAACGGGCGGGATTACTTTGGCAATAGGGGCTTTAACGGCTCTTTACTTTTGGTTTCAAAAAAACCAAGAAGCAAGTGAGGAGTTAGCCATACAAGAAAAAGCAAGAAAAGAAAAGCAGGATGAAATAGACGCGATAGTTAGCGCAAATACAACTAAGGCAAACCAATTAGAGTATGAACAAGAAAAGCTACTTGCAAAAACTAAACAGGAATCAGCAGAAGCGGAAATAAGGTATAACTCTAAAATTGCTACTTCTTTAGAGGCAAAAGTTAGAGGGTTGAAGTCAATGATTGGCTCTTTTAAAGAAAGCGAAAAGGGGACTAAAGAATACAACGATGCGAACGGGTTGTTATTAGATACGCAATTAGCATACACGGCAACACTTCAAAAAATAAAAGATGCGGAGGTTGGACTTTCAACGGAAAGAAAAAAGGAAGCTGCTAGAATAAAACAAGAATCGGTTGACGTAAAAGCATACTCACTACCAGATGCCCCGCCAAAAGATTACACAAAGAATTTTTTAGAGGCAATTCAAGCTGATATCGACATTCAAAAAGTCCCTGAAGTAGATGTAAAATTTAATGTTTCGCCTTTATCTGCTGATTTAGCGGCTCAAAAGTTCATTACAGAATTTGCAGATAGCTTAAACACAATCGCGCCAACAGTTAATGCTTTAGGTGGGTTAGCGCAAGCGATATTTGCAAGTGAAACACAGGCTTTAGATGAAGAAAAAGAAAAGCAACTTTCAATAGTTGGCAATAATGCAGAAAGAAGAGCGCAAATAGAAAAGGACTTTGCAATAAAAAGGGCAAGAATAGCAAGAGAGGCGGCAATAGCAGATAGGTCAATAGCATCGTTTAATGCAGTTGTAAATATGGCAACTGCAATATCTAAAACTATTGCAGATAATGGTATGCCAGCAGCTATCCCATTTATCGCATTGGCAGCGGCAACTGGAGCGTTACAAATTGCGGCAATAAATGCAGCACCACTTCCCGCGATACCAAAATTTGAAAAAGGTGGCGCGGTTGCTTTGGCAGGGGGCAGAATAGATAACGGATATCTAATCGGACGCTCACACAGAGATGGCGGTATTTTAATTGAGGCACAAGGCAAAGAATACATTTGGGATGAACAAACAACTGCCAAACATGGGGACATAATTCAAGCGGCACACGAAAACAGAATAGAAGATTTAGTAATGCATAAATATGTAGTGCCAATGGTGCGGGCGCAACAAAAGAATAACTCCCATGAAAGTTATGATGACATGCTTTTAAGGGCAACAATAAAAAGCAGTAACAAGCAGATGAGTAAAGAGATAGTGAAAGGAATTTCAAAGAATATGAGCGATGCTATTTATCTAACTTCAAGATATAAAAGCTAATGCCGTATAGATGGACGCTCACAGATTTAATCGCTCCGTATGTTGGTAGCGAAATACTAACCAAAGACCCGATTGGGTGGGATGAAGCCGTTATAAATGTTGCAAGAAGCGAACAGTATAAAGGCATGAATACCTTTTACACTAACTCCTTAAAGTTTCATTGTAACGGAGGCGGTAAAGAATACATTGACGCTATTTATGAAAGCGAAGGGATTGACGGGCGAATAAATATACTTATTGAATATGACTGCGATGGTAGCGGCAATTATGACATTTTGTTTGACGGGATAGTAAATTTAGCATCTTATAAAACAGATGGTGAATATACTACATGCAATATAGAGCAGTCCGATTTGCATACTAAGTTAGCAATGCGTGACGAAATAAGTGTTGACTTAGAATCAACTGCTTCGATAGGTGGCGCAACTATATCCCCTGCAAATACAATAAGCCTACCATTATCTTCAATGTCTATTGAGTATTCGGACTTATGGAATAGCGCAGATGCTGATTCATATACTTATGGCTATGCATTTACTATTACAGATGTTCCTTATGCTAATGCTGTTGCTTTAAATATGACTTTAGGTAATTCAGATATAGATTCGGCAGGGTCAATATCTGAATACAATTCAATGCTTCTAACAGCAGACTTATTGCCAATATCCCATTTGGTTACATTTAATGATAATACGATAATCTATCCGCTTTCAATCGCGTATTCTATAAATTGGGCTGGAACATTTAGCGATGTTCTTTCTTCAGGGACAAGAGTAACATCTGGTGCTAATTTAGTTTTGTCATATGGGCAACAAAACGCGCCAACGCAAATAATACTATATTCAACCGCATCATACTCAACATCAAACTTTACAGAAGATTTTGCAGTAAACACAAGTGGGACGATAAATATAAATGCGGGAGATTCTATTTGGATAAATTGGTTTGTAAATGCGGGGACTGCTATTTCGGGGGATATTACATTTACATTCACACAGGATAGCACATTTCAGATTACAACAGATACGGTAGCTGTTATTTCAAATACGAAATCAGTTCTTATTCATGAAGCGTTTAATCAGGTTGTAGATTCTATTTGCGATTCAGATAATAATTTCTATTCTGACTATTACGGAAGATTAGACAGCTCAAAACGCGCTTATGATTCAGACGGATGCGGTTCTAAAATAGCCGTAACAAATGGATTGAACATAAGGAAGTTCGATACTAAAAAAATATACACTTCGCTTTCGGACTTATTTAATGCGATGGACTGTATCCATAATATAGGTATGGGTATTGTGAATGGATTAGTTAGGGTTGAGCCTTTATCGTATTGGTTTGATTCAACTACAAAAATAATCACATTGCCACTTGTAAATTCTTATGAGTTTAAAGATGATAATTCGCGGTATATAAACAAAATTGATATTGGCTATCAAAAGTGGGAAAGCGAATTTAAAGGGGGATTAGATGACCCTAATTCGAGGCATGAATATTCAACGATAATAGCAACAGTAAAGAATGTTTATACTAAGATTTGTAATTTTATAACAAGTCCTTACACAATAGAATTTACAAGAAGAAAAAACAAAGATGTTTTAGCTACTGAAGATTGGCGTTATGATAATGACAACTTTCTGATAGCACTTACAAATGAATATAATGGTGAAATTATATTCACCGCAGCAAATACAATAAGGATTGATGGTTTATACTATAATTTTCAGGTTGGCGATACTTTAGTAATAACGGGGACTGCATTAAACAACGGGACTTTTACCATAGCAACGGTATCGCAAATTGTAAATAGAACAATAATAGTTGTAAATGAAGCAATAGCAACTGAAACCGTAAACGGGACAATAACAGATTCAACTAACAATATATATAAGCCTGAATTATATGCCGATTCTTTCAGCTACGGAGCTGGAATGAATGCACTAACAACTGCATACAATTTAAGGTTTACCCCTGCAAGGATGCTACTTGCTCACATGAATGCAATAACAGCAGGTTTACAGTTAATAAGGGGCGCAATTAAATTTGTTAAAGGAGAAGGCAATACTAATTTAGAATGTTCCGCAACCGTTATAGCATATACCGATGGATGTCAAGAGGATTATAAAAGCCAACAACTAAAAGAGAATCAAAGTTTTCAATGGAACGATTCAAATGTATTAAACATTAGCCCTATTTGGGGGACAGGTATTTATTCATTTGAATACCCACTAAGCTATTCTGAATTTAAAGCGATAAAGGCAAACCCATACGGGTATATTGAGTTCTACAAATTTGCCAACTCTCCTATGTATGGCTATATAATGAGTATGGAGTATAGAATAAAAACAGGGTTAACAAAATTTGAATTACTAAAAAAGGCATGAAGCTAATAACACATATAAATGCCTCCGTTATAGGATATAGTTTGAGTTTGGGATATTCTATTAAACTCATTACTTCCCTGTTTGTATGTTTTCCCATCGCCACAAGTGTATTCTTTCCTACAAGAACTAACAGCGCAAACGATAATAAAAAACAGAATTACTTTTTTCATGATATTGATTTTAGAAAGCTAAACTATAAATAAAATGGCAATTTTTATAAAGCCTAATCAGGCACTTGGTTTTAATGTTAATGACGACTGCAAATGTGGAGGCAATTATTGCCATCCAATTCAAACAACAGACATTACAATGTTGCAAGGTTTTGTAACGGCAGGTAGCGCAATTAACTTAGTTTCTGATGGTGATTTTGATGCTACTACTAATTGGAGTTTAGACGCCGGTTGGAGTATAGCAGGCGGTAAATTAAGCGCAACAAATATAGGAGGCGGCTCTACTGCTGATTCTGTTTTACCTTTAGGTTTAATACAAGATAAACTTTACTTTGTGCAATGTAGTTTCGATGTAACAAATGTTGGCAGCGCAACAATCGGGCAGGGTTTCCAACTATCAATTAACGGACAGGCTTTAGCTTTACCAAACGCAGTAGCAGGGTATAATGCAGATTTAACCGCTACATGGTTATTTAAGGCGGGCGCAATTACAACGGATATTGTTTCATTTTCAACAAACGAAAGCACTATTGATTTTGATGTGCTTTATATTAAGATTTATGAACTTTCAGAGGTTGGTTTAGGTATATACAATAACAGCGGAATTTTAGAAGATTCATATACCACATTTACAGGGGATAATTCTTTAAAGTATTATTTTAACGGGGCGCAATTTACAACCGGTTCTGCTATTTACGTTGGGGACTATTCCTATTCAGCTAACTTAGTAATGTTTGAGTTGCTAATAAACAATTGGGCTTCATTGACTGATTATGTTGGGTGCTTAACGGTTAGCTTATACGATACACTACTATTGACGCAACGTGTTAGAAATGGCACATTTACAGGCGGGACAGATTACTGGACTTTAGGTGGAGGGTGGGCTTATTCGGGCAGTAATTCAGTAAGCTATGTTACAGGGCATTCGCTTCTTACGCAGGATTTAAGTTTAATGGGTGGCTTATCATATACCATTACATTTAGCATAACAGCATTGGGGCTTTTTAATTACGGTGCGTTATGGATTAACGGGGCATTAGTTCAAAACTTTAGCGGTAACGGTTCACAGTCATACACTTTAAACTTATCCGCATATACAGGGATAACTACTATAACATTAGGGTTTACCGGTTCATTATTAGGTGACCATGTTTATTCAGTTGATAATGTTTCGGTAGTTGCATCAGATAAAGATAGGTTAAATGTTTCTGAATGTATTAACTTACGTGTAATGCATACTTGCACATTACTATTCTACGCCTACAATACTGATAATGCTTTTGGATTTGATTATACATCGGGCGCATTAAGGCATTATTTAAGATTAGAGGCGCGAATAGATTTAATAGGGTTTCCCGAAGAAAAGGAAACGTATAAATTTAGCGATAATTCAAGGGCGTTATTGTTTGCCGAAAGTGATAGCGAATATGAGGTTAAAACTTTTGACGCACCCGATTATATTCATTCATGTTTAAGAATGATGCGGCTAAATGACTTTTTTAAAATTGATGATACTGAATATGTAGTAGACGGTGCTTATGATTTGAAAAGCAGAAAAACAAGCAAGTTGAAACAAGCTGTGTTTACGGTTAAAGAATCGGATGGAATAGCAAGTAATTATTCATGCTCATAAAAATATTTTGTTGGTTTAAGAATCTTTATTGTATATTTGCATACAAGATTTTTATCTCCTTTTGCGTTAGCCTAAGACGCATTATATCGCGGCATAAATTTTAAATTATCAATTATGTCATTTCTTGTAGATTGTGCAACATTACCTGCTCATATTGAACAGGCTTGTAACGCTTACAAAAAAGGAGGTTTCCCGTCATTCGCAGTAGTAGATAAAGATTCGCCTATCATTGGCGATTGGTCAAATTCTGCTTTGTGGCTATCTCAAATTGCAGCGGGTAAAATATCTGTTGCTAACCGTGTAAAATTTAATATACCTGACCCTTCACCACAAAAGACAGATAACCCTGTGGCATGTGGAGCGCAACAAATTTTAGACGGGTTCGATTGGAAGATTGAAGGTGTTGATGGTAATGTATCAACTCTAAATGATTCTTATTATACAACTCTGAATAAGAAAGATGCTTATTTGGTTTTGTGGAACAAAGAAGAAAGCGAAATACTTGTTATTGACAAGCCTGTAACGTTTACGTGTTTCAAGTTTGCGCCTGCATCAAACCGCGAAATTCAGATGTATAAAATCGAGGGCGAATTTTCATCTGACAAAGATTGGTTCTATACTAACTATACTCAGCCTACTGGCGTATTCACTTTATAATCCCTTTACATGACAAGGGGTGTTACGCTAATAGCCGTAGGTGGTAGTGGATATTTAAAATGGGCGGTAAACCAAGCTGCCTCTATTAAATTTCATTCACCAAATATTCCTATTCAGTTAATAGTTTCAAAAGGGTTATATGAGGACGCTAAAAGTCATCCTAATCTTTTTAACATTTTTACTGTTTTGATGGATGAACAATGGCAGGATGAACAAGGTCGGCTATTCCCCGCTAAACTAAAAACATCATTCTATGATTTGCTTTGCTTTGATGAAGCTATCTATTTTGATGTTGACGGTATAACACTAAAGAATATTACTCCGTTATTTGAACAAGAAGCTGATTTAGTTACGGATTTACAAGGCGTGTATGATTTAACACAAGGCGAAGTATTCAATCATTTAAAGTGGGCTAAACCTGCTGATATTTGGTTTCACTTTGGGCTAAAAGCTAAAGCTAAACTACCTGCAATAAACAGTTCTTTTCTTTTTATCAGAAAGTGCGAAAAGGTAAAAGCGATATTCGATTTAGCACATGAACTCTTAATGACAAACCCTTTGCCGTATAATAAGCATTGGTATGTTTGGGGTAGGCAGCGCGACCATAAAGTAAGTCAGCCTGATGAGCTTTATTTAGATGTGGCAATGGCTATGTTAGATTATATCCCTGCTAACCAAGTAGCGGTTTATTTCAGAATGATAAATGACAGGGGAGATGCTTTGCCAAATGAAGTAATAAGAGAAAAGTATTTTGGAGTAGGTTTATTCGGACAGTTAGAAACAAATTACAGGCAGAATAGAGCTTTGTATAATTTAGAGGCTAAGAACTGTTATCAGGAGTTAGTTTCGCCACACTTTCAGAACTATTGCGAAAGTTTATCGAGGACAAAATTTGCAGTTATATGAAACCTAAAAAACCAATAAAGCCTAAAGGCGGATGTTGCGGATAAGATGCTAACAGAAAGACAACAGTCAAAAATTCTTAGTGATATTACTTCCAAACTGAAATCAGTTGGCAATAAAAATGCAAAGCCTGATTGGGGTAAATTATACCATAAGGCGTATGTCCATGCAGAAGAAATAGAAGTGCATGCTTGTGGTGAGTTTCCTACTAAGCTAATCGGTGCAAACTTTCCGGGAGAAACAGATGAAGAAAAGAACTATCGCAAAATTTCATTTCAGCCTATTACAAAGCCATACTGGAAGAAAGCATTAAGAACATTAAACAGAGTTTGGGCGGAACAGAATTATACTCTAAACTTAAATGATGATTCGGCTAAAGAATACTTCTTTACTGAGTTTCCGATGGGAGGAGATGTAAGAAACTTTTTTAAGTCCATCGTAACAGAGTCAAAGATAAGTGAGCCAAACGGTGTATTGTGTTTAGATTTCGATTTACCTGTAAAAGAAAATGCAAATGGTGAAATTGTAATTGATGATTCAAAAGAGTTAGAGCCATACGCTACGGTTTATGAGTGCGAAGATGTTTTGATGTTTGAGAATAACGACTTTTGTTTAGTTCAAAGTTCTGAAAAGTCAGAGGTAGAATATGGTAGTAGAAAAGAAAAAAGCGGCTTAGTATTATATTTATACGATGACGCTAACATTTACCGTATTCAGCAAGTAGGTAAAAAAGTAGATTGGCAGTTTGAGTTAGCTGTTTATTATCAGCATGACTTAGGATATATGCCAGCGTGGAAACTTAAAGGGACTCCTGAAGATATTATAGATGATGAAGTTTATTATGAAAGTTACTTCGCGCCTGCTTTACCACACTTAAATGAGGCGGTTATAATTCATTCGACAAATAAGAGTGTAAGAAACAAAGTAAGCTATCCAACACGGGCTTATTACGACCAACCATGCACAAATAAAGGTTGCAACAACGGGCAAATTTGGGACGGTGATAAACAAACCAACTGTTCTGTGTGTGGCGGGACGGGTAGTGTAAAGTTTTCACCTTTTAGAGATTACGTCCACGAATTACCAACGGCAACAAAAGACACAGGAAAAGATAGTGTTGCATTCCCTGGCTTTGCTTATGTTTCGCCCGATGGAACTATCATAAAGGATAATGAAGAAGTAATTGATAAGTATTTAGAAACTGCTTTTTTGTTTTTGAATATTGATGTAAACGCACAAGGCAATTCAAAAGGATTAACAGACCCAACAGCTACAAAGTCAAAGATTGACAGGGATGAACAGTATATATCTTTGTTGGATATTTCTAATGAGTTGTTTTGGTTGTTGAAAGTATTTTTAGATTCAGCTTACAAAGTAAGATATAACAAAGATTCACCTATTGAGATTAAGCCGCCTGTTACGTTTGATTTGATTTCGAGCGATGAATTAAGCACACAATTAGGCAAAGCGAAAGCCGATAAATTGCCAAACATGGCTTTATCTGAAATGACTTTAAAATATTTTGAGCAAGAATTTAACTCTACTATTTCAAAGAAAGCGCAGATAGCACAATACTGTGATGTTCTATTCGTAACCGATAATACTGATTTGGCTATACTTCAAACAAATGGCAACGTAGAAAAGTGGCAGGTTATACTTCATGTTAATTTCGAGAGTTTCATAAATGAGTTGTTAGAAGAAAAAGGCGAAGCGATAAATGAAATGCCATTGAAAGAAATAAAAACACTTTTAGAGGCAAAGGCAAAGGTGAAAGAATCAGAAATGAACGCGGGTAAAAATACTGCTGACAATATTATAAAGGATATTGCAGGGGGGGGGGTATAGGCAAAGTTCCTTTAGCTATCCAACAGTTAGCACTTGCAAGAATGAGAGCAGACGAGTCGAACGATAAAACACTTTCAAAGCAATTAGGCTACAAAATAGATGAGTTACTTAAATCAATATGAGTTTAGAAAAACTTATCGAACAAAGAATTGATAGACTTGAATCAGTCCCCGATAAACTACAAACGGTTATTGATAAGCAAGATGAAAGGCTATTTAAGCAGATTCTAAAGGATTTAGACGGGCTTAAAATAGTAGATGGCAAAATAGAAGCATCAAAAGAAAACCTGTCTAAAATCAATGCTATACTTGAAAATCTTAAAAGGACTTTATTTGGCAGCGATTACCTAAATGCCATTAAAGAATTTGCAGGCGAAATAGGCACACAAGCAAAGCTAAACAATCAGATTTTAGAAAATACTATTGGCAGTTTTGAAGATAATGAAATGTTTAAAGCAACGGTTGAACGTTCGCAAAAGAATGCTCTTTTATTGCTAGATGATGGTGCGGTTACTCATAACCTTTTACAACCTATCGCACAGATACTAACCAATTCAATAGTTAGCAATATTTCATTTCAGCAAGCGGTATCTACTTTGCGGGAAAACATGGTAGGTGAAAAGGCTTTAATGGGCAGGTATGCAAAGACTGTTATAAAAGATGCTTTTTCGATTTCAGATAGGCAATACAATCAGCTAATCAGCAAAGAAAACGGGATAGAGTTTTACAGATACAGCGGTGGTAAATTAAAAACAACAAGATACTTTTGTTGTGTAAGGTCAAACAAGATTTACCATTATAAAGAAATATCTTCGTGGGGTAGTAAACCGAGTTTGTGGAATAAGGGAGATGCTACTGGATGCGATAAATTAAGCGGAGGCGGAATGAATCCCGATACTAATAGTTCAACTGTATTTAGTTATTTAGGCGGATATAACTGTCAGCATATTTTAGTGCCTTTAGCAACCGAATACGTGCCACAATCAGTTAAAGATGAAGCGCAATCTAAGGGGTATTATAAACCTGATTAGAAATCCATTCAAAAGTTTTTTCCATTCCTTTTCTCAAAGGGTAGTTTGGTTTCCATCCTAATTGTGAGAATATAAAATCATTGTCAGAGTTTCTACCACGAACTCCCAACGCTTTACTTTCTACGTTCTTAATTCCGATATTCTTACCGCTTATTTCTATTGCCATTTTAGCAAGTTCATTTATACTTACCATTTCATCGCTACCAATGTTTACTGGTTCTTTGCAATCGCTATTCATTAATCGTCTGATACCTTCAATACATTCGTCAATATAAAGGAATGAGCGCGTTTGAAGTCCATCTCCCCAAACTTCTATTTCTCCATAATAAGGTTGTCCTCTATAAGTTTCAGGCTCTACTTCTGTATTTTTTTCGGCTACTTTTCTACACATAGCAGCCGGTGCTTTTTCTCGCCCTCCTTTATACGTTCCCTCTACCCCGTAAATATTATGAAACCTTGCTATCCTTACATCTAATCCATAGTTGCGGGAGTATGCTAAATATAGCCTTTCGCTAAATAGTTTTTCCCAACCATACTCACTATCAGGATTTGCAGGGTAAGCGTCTGATTCTTTTAATCCTGTGTTGTTGCTTATTCGTTGTATTTCTTGTGGATACATGCAAGCGGATGACGAATAGAATGCTTTCCCAACATTATTTTGAACGCACAACTTCGCTATGTTCAAATTTATCTTTGCAGAGTTATCCATTAAATCGGCATCATGTTCACCTGTAAAAATATAACCCGCACCACCCATATCAGCGGCTAACTGATATACTTCATCCCATTGGTAAACATCGAATAATGATTCACATTCTTGCTGATTACGCAAATCAGCTATTATAAATTCGTCTGCTTTTGATTCTGAAAATTCGGGATATTTTAAATCAATACCACAAACTAAAGTATATCCCTCTTTTTTAAGACGGGTTACTAAGTGAGAGCCTATGAAGCCTCCCGCCCCTAAAACTAATGCTGATTTCATGTTAGTTATTTTTAATATAAAAAGCGTCTCCCCAAGAAAACCCACCACACCACTCTAATTCAACTCTTTTAAATCCGAAATAATCCATATAAGAATCAATATCAGAAAGCAACGGGCAGTCTTTGTATTCATGTTTTTTATTCACTTCCAAATACGCATAATTTACCTTGTGCAACTCCTCACCAATTCCTTTTAAAGCCATTAACTCCGCGCCCTGCAAATCAATATTCAGAAAGTTGTAATTGTCTAAATTTATTTTTCGCTCTTTTAAAAGCGTATCAATTCGCTTAGTTTTTACTTGAATATCTTTTGTAAAGTAAACATCGGGGTGGTCTGTTTTGTGGTAATCTAACTCTAAAAGCGAACTGCTTTGAGCCTCATTATTCGATATATGGAAAGTCATTTCTTTGCCGTCAATATCTGCTATACATTCGTTAATCGCAACCATTCGCGGGTATTGACCTAAATGCCTTACAAGTTGCTCGTAAACATCTGGTATAGCTTCAATGAATACTACATTTTCAACTGAACTATCGAAATAGTCTTTAGCTTCTTGACCTGTTGACGCGCCAATGTGAAATACTCCAGTAGGCGTAAATCGGTATTTTGCAAGTAATGTTTTGAATGGTATTAGCATAACTATTTTTTTATAAACCAAAATCCTGCGTTATAAATATCTTCTTCTGGTATTGTGTTTACTTCAAAACGTCCATCGGTAAACTCTTTAACAGCTTTTTCAACTCCATAATCAGGACTTAAATAATCATGTCCTGCCATTATACCGCCAGTTACTAATTTAGGGAGAAAAGCGTGTAAGTCTGCCAACGCGCCTTTATAAGAATGGTCGCCATCTAAATAAACCAACCCGATTGAATTATCGGGAATATGTTTAACCATTTCAGAGGAAAGTCCTTTCAAAATATGGACTTTACCTTGTCTTTTTTCAACACGTTCTTTTACTTCTTTCAGGTTGTTATCGTGCCATTCTTGTGGCATACGTCCATCACCAAACTGCTCTAAATGTTGCCATGCGTCAATCAAATAAAGTTCATCTAACTTCCATTTCAGTATTTCTTCCGTAAATCTTCCTTCTGCGACTCCAACCTCAACTACTTTTTTAGGTAGGTTGTATAGGTTAAGTAATGTGCCTAATTTTGAACGTGTGTATATCATAGGTTGTCTTTATACCAATGTGAACCTAAATGAGAGAAACCGCTAAAGTGTGTGATTGCGGGGGAACCGTCCCCCATTCTGCCAATATCACTTCTATTATCATATTGTTTTACCATACCTGGATTAAAGCAGAATGTTTTTAAGTTAGGTTGCAAAAGTATAAAAAGCCAATCAATACCCATACTTCTATAAACATTCATGTCTAACAACTCTAATATTTTAGGTAGCGATTTGTAATTTACAATGTAACCGTATGTTGACCATATACCCAAAGCCCTGCGAATATATTTATTATCCGTTTCTTCATGGTCTGAATTAAATTGGCATTCGCACATTTGCAAATCAGGGTGAACGTGTTTACCGTCTTTCAACTTATGCCATTCAGCAGGGATATGATAAGTCCCGCCAAGCCAAAACACATCCCACTCGCGGCTATTTAAAAAGTTTTCTACTACCTCCATTCGTTTATTGAAATCTTCGCAGAATATCAAATCATCTTCCATAACTAAAGCCGATTTGCCTAAACTTAAAGCAGTTTCCATAATAGAAACTTGCGAGTAGTGGCAACCTATCGCACCGGGTGTTCTTTTTTGCATTACATAAGTTTTATGAGATGGCTCATTTACTTCATGTGGCAATAAGCCGCGCGTCCTTTCGGCTTTCATTCCTATTCTATTTAACTGATTAGTCATGTGTTCTAATCGGTCAGGTCTTGAATCTAAATTGATAAATGATTTGTATGTGTCTTTTTCAAAACTCCATCGCTTAGAATATTCATTCATAAAATAGGTTTTATCTTTTATTGTTGAGCCGGGAACGTGCATGAACATTGTTTCATTTGTTCTATCGTAAAAATCGGTATGCTTAATTGTAAAATCTTTGTTAGATAGAAATTTAAAGTGAGCCGCTATTTCGGTTTCATTTGCTATAATCATTTCTAAAACTTCATGGTTGTTTAAATCCCAATCTGTTTTTCTATTTTTAGGGTTTGCGTAATTAGCCCAATACTTTAAAAAGCTATGCGTCCATTCGCTATTTTTAAAAAGCATTACACCGCTTTCGGGGACTTCCTCTTTAGTCATTAAAATATCGAAATCAGATATAAGCAAATCTTCTATTCGCTTTTCAAAGTTAATGCAAATGCAGTCGGTATCTATCCAAAGAACATAATCGCAATCATGCAAATACTTTTCTACTAAGTATAATTTACCCCACCAAAATCCGTTACGATGTTTGAATATTTCGCCTTTGTTGCCATGATTAGGAATAAACTCATAGCCAAACTTATTACAGTATTCGCTTAGTGTTTTTATGAACGGCTCTGCAAAATCACATTTGCCCTCAAACCCGCTAATTACTTTAATCTTCATTTAGAAAGTTATTTGCACCCATGAATCAGGTATTATATCCTGTGTTGAAAGTTTTACCCTGCGTCCAAACCAATTATCTTTTGACGGGCTTATCACTAACTTATTTTCGTTCTCATTTAACCATGCCTGCCACCAACTGAATGTAGAATTGGCAATGATATTATTTGAACATGAAGCACCTAAACATAGGTCTTCATATTCCGATTTGCCCTCCGAATATTCAAATGTATATTCAGGATATTTTGCAGGGTTAATAGTTTGTTTGCACCAAGCAATATCATCCGAAAAAACCATGAACTTTGAGAACCCGTTTCGTGCCGCTACTTTCATCGCAGTTCTTAAATATGTTTCCGTAACTGGCGGGAACGAATTATAAAATTGCACATAATCACCACGCCTTACGTGAATAGAAGTCCATCCTTTCAAATCGTATTTTTTCAATGAGAATAGCTCTACTATCTCTTTGCGGTAATCCTTAAAGTATTTTTCACTTTGAAAGTAACCGTCAATTACAATGTTTTCGTTAAATGGTATTTCATTGTATTCGTGCCGTCCGTTTTCTTCATATCTTATAAATTCGTTCTTTGCGGGTTCATCTTTTTTATTAGGGAAGTTCTTTAAATAAGACCCGTCAAAATATTGAGCCATTCCGTTGCCGCGTTTAATATTAGGAAACCAATTAAGGTATTTAATCATAATATCAGATACCTGCCCTTCATCTCTAATATGCTTATCTGTATTGTTATTCGCGCCAATTAAGCCGTTCCCCCACAAAGGAGCGATGCACTCCATATTATGCTTTAAACTATAAGCATAAGCAGCGGCAATTTGAAACATCATATTCCCTAAACGACCTGTGAAAATTGGTTCAATCATTACGTTTTTTAATTATTTTTTTTACTTTATACAAAATAACTTCACCGCCTACAAAATACCAAATAAGGAATGAAAAAATAAAGCCTATTATAATCATCTCATTAAACTTATTTGATGTTCAATATCCAAAGGAAAAGAAATATTTGCCTGTCTTATGTAGTTGCTCCCGTTTTCAGTTCCATCATATTGCCCCGTTCTGTGAAAATAACTAAGCCCGTCCATGCAATGAATCTCATTTCCCGATAATAGCCATAAGTAATTCATGTAAATAGAATCAGCTCCGTTAATATGCGGTTTAGGATGCCATACAGCTAAATATGAATCTCTGTGAACAAAGTAGTTCATTGTGTTTAGCATCGCATTAAAAAAGTGCCTACCGCAATATTGAGCAACATTATCTTTTCTGAAAGTTATACCAGCAAAGGCGCGATAATCGAAAACAGGTTTGGCAAAAGACGGGGCGAATAATGTTTTAGAGCTCCATTCTTTTGAATAGATGGAATCTAAGTAATCAACGCCAATTACATTATCAGAATCAAACACAATGCAATATTCGTTTTCGGCTTTACTTACCGATACTTTTTTATTATCATATACGCCTAAATTAGTTTCATTTCTGAATAGCTTTATTTTAGGATGATATTTGCATCTTTCAGCGATGTGCTGATAAAGCCCTAATTCGGAACAATCATCCACAATAACAACTTCGCCAATTCTATCATCATTTATAACCTGCTCAAATGATTTGAATAGGTATGCGTTACGGTTGTAAGTGGTTATACAGAGGCTTACTTTTTGCATGTAACTGTTTTTATTTCGCGCATTACAACCGATGTAATCTTGTAGGTAAATTTATTTTTCAAATCGTTATCGGCAAATATACTCACGCAGTCAGATTCTTTTGCTCCATATTCAACAAATGCGATAACTTCTTTCTTTACATTCTTTACCGATGGAGTTACTGAATATTGCGGGGTAATATCATAAGTGAATGTAATTGCGCAAAGTGTTTTATTTGGCGTGAATAGTTTTTGTAGAAACTTTTTAAGCATACTAAGAGCTGAGTATAATATTGTTTTCATTTTAAGAGCAGTTGTTTAGGATGAGTTTGTAAATAGATTCTTGGTGCGATACCCCTGAACGCTGTTTATTGTTCTCTAAAATCTTGCGTTTTGATTCACATATTTTCTCCCAAACATTATCTGGTATGTCTTTTAGTAGTATTGCTTTTGGTTTTTCAACTGCCATAATAGAATATTATAAAGTATATGCAATAATAGTAAAGTATAATTAACTCGCATAACTATTTTTATTTTTGCCTAAACAAATTATTTTATGGCAAACAGAATACTACCAGAAGGGCTTAAATGGATAAACATGAAAGGGGATATTAAGGCTATTGCAAAACATTTAGCTTTTGATGTTAATCTTCAAAAGAGTTTAGGGTTCTACCCGTGTGATGAAAACGGGGTAGCGATTACACAAACCGAAGTTGCACAAGCCGAAGTAAAAAAAAAGGATGTAGAAGTTGTGGCTGAGACAATAATTGAGCCTACTGTTATTATTCCCGATGGTAGCAACATTATAAACCCGTTGGAAGAAACAATAGAAGAAGAAACGGCTTCCGAAAATACCGAAGTAGTAAAAGCAAAAAGAGGACGTAAACCAAAAACAGTTTAATATATGGCTATCGAATTAAAAGAGATAATTTCATCTTTAGGTATTGATGCGGATATTGAAACGCTAACTACCGAAGATTTTAAAACACAGGTAGAGGCTAAGTATGTATTGCGCGATATTGCTATTAAAGACCCAGATATAAACACGAAAATACAAGGGCTTATTTATGGTAAAGCAAATACCAAAGCTGCGCAAACTTTCGGTTTGAAAAGCAGCGAGGTTGACGGGAAGAAGTTAGATGAAATCTTTTCATTGGTAAAAACTAACTACGAAACACAAATACAAGCACTTACCGAAAAGGTAGGGCAAAGCGATGAAAAGAAGTTTACTGAATTGCAAAAGCAATTACAGGAAGCACAAAATGCACTTTCAGTAAAGGATGCAGGGTTGCAAGATTGGGAAAAGAAATATGCAACCGATGTAACTGCAAAGGAAAACATTTTAAAGAATTACAAGCTCGATTCTGCTTTGGGCAAAGTGCGCGAAACTTTGACATCTAAATTCAGCGATGAATACAATAAAAACGAATTGGTAAAAACAGGTTTTGAAACGCATATCAATAATACATACGCTTTTGAACTTGATGAAAAAGATACACCTGTTGTTAAGCTAAAAGCAGACGGCTCATTCGTGAAAAGCAAACTAAAGGCGGGGCATATTGCAACACCTGAAGAAATTTACCTTTCAGAAATGGACGCAAAAGGGGTGTTGAAAAAAAATAATGCAACAAATCAAAAAGTAATTGCTAATTTTGCTGACAATAAAGATGGTAAATCTAAACTGCACCCTAAGTTCTTAGCTAAGGTTACAAGTTAAATAATAGAAATACCAAATATACTTTGCCTTTAGAGTATGTGGCAAGAAAATACTCAAACTTTGGCTAACCTGCCATAAAAGGTTTGAACTATTTTTTTAAACACAAAACAAAGCCCTCATAAGAGGCACTCTAAAATGTCATATAACATTTCAACACTTATCGAATGTCCTAATGTGCAAGTAGCACTCGGCACTATTACCGAAAAAGGACTTAATCCGGGAGCAAGCGAACCAGCTCCCGAACTTCAATTTTTAACTTCGCCTTTAAACGAACGCGGTTTACAGCAATCAGTCGTTCCAGGTCAAGGTAAACTAAAAACTGTGCAGGTAGTTTATACCCCGCGCAGATTAGAATCAACAGTATCGGCAACCGTAACAACAGGATGCGATGATGGCACTTCGCCCGGTCAGCTTTCAACTCTTTATGAATTAGATGAAACCGTTGGCGCGGAAGCTAAAGAAACCTACGTTATTAAAGATTTGGCGTATATCTGCCAATCTAACCCTGATTACTTTGCAACACAAGTTGCGGCATTGATTGACGTTGCAAAACGTAAAATGCAAACCGATGTAGCAAATCAAATGTCTGCTTTATTCGGTTGGTTTGCGATGGACGGAGGGGAGAATGTCTCTATGATGACAGGCAACTCATTAAAGACGGTTAAAACAAAATATACCGCAAGTATTGACGGTGGCAAATGGAATCCCGAAGCATTGCAGGAAATTATCTACTCTGCTAAAAATTCAGGCTTTACAGGCACTCCGTTTATTTTCGGTTCAGGTGAAATTTACCGCTATTTGAGCTTAGCTGATGCGGCTGCAAATACTTCTGACGGAGGTATTGATTTCGCAAAGTTCATCAATGGCAATAGCGCGGCTTTCATGCAATCTTACAAGATGCATAACGCGCTTAACGGAAGCAACGCAACAAACTATTTCCTTACTGTTGACGCTGGCTCTTTATTCCTATTGCAGTATAACCGTTTGAAGGATAATATTTCAATGACAGGCGATGACGCTCTATGGATGGGTGTTGTTGTTGACCCTGTAAGCGGAATTGAATTTAACTACAAGGTTATTAAGACCTGCACAGAAAAGATTACCGTTATAGTTTCGTCTGCTTACAAAGTAGTAGGTTTGCCAAACGATATTTACGGAGCAACAGACCGCTTGTATAAAACAAACGGAGTATTGAAATTTGGTATCACAAACTCGTAAGCAACTTAAATGAGTTGTTTAGATAATCTTGTTGGTGTTCGCGGATGCGGCTCAAGTGTAAGGGACTTTTATGTGAATGATTTGACAGGGATTTCTATTCCTGACTTTGACAAAGCAATAAGCCCTGAGCATACGAACGCATCTGCGGCACTTTCTGATTTAGTAACCTTTGCCACAAGATATGTTGAAAATAATATCAGCGTTCACTTAGGCACAAGATACCAACTCAAAAGTTTTATTGAAAATGATGTTTTGGGTTATTACTACCAAAACAAAGAAGAGATAGCGGCACAAGCTACATACCTAACAGGTTACGAAATACGAATTGATAGCGTCCCTTATTTAAAGTTGTTTATTCAAGGGTTGCGGCTATTCGTTAATACTTCAGGCAGCGTCCCTATTTACGTTTACGATTTAACGCAGGGCAAATTACTTTCAACTGTCACTGTTACTGCTGTGGCGGGGGAAATTGTTAGTGCGGATGATTTAGATTTGGAGTATTTGACTAAAAAGCAAAGGCTTCATTTGTTTATTGGTTATGCCTCTACTTTTGCGAGTTACAAAACAAGCTATATTTCACCTTATGCACCAATGAGTGTAAATGAAGAGTGCGATAATGTTTGTAGCGGTAAGTATCGGAATCAATACGTTTACTTTCGGGCGGCTAAAATACTTTCAGCAAGTGCGAAGATAGCACAGAATTTAGAGAGCAACGAATACGGTAGTGGTTTGAGTTTAAACTACTCACTACAATGTAGCTTTACAGAAGTTCTTTGCAACGCTCGTAATATGGTTGCTATGCCTGTTTTGTATAAAGCAGGGGAATTGATAATGAAAGAATTGAAACACTCTAAAAGATTGACTGGTGTTGTTACGGTTTACGCAAAGAATCATGATGAATTGATGAAAGAATACCAAGCGGAGTATTCTAAACAAATGGAAGAACTGCTATTGAATATGTCTTTGCCTGATAGTCTTTGCTTTAGTTGCACACCGTCCATTAAAACGAGGGTATCGTTACCATGATAGTATGGCACAACTTACACCTGAGCAGTTTCAAAAGAAGATAGCAGAGAAAATTCGTTCTTTGGATGTTGCGAATAAAGTAGTATTTCCTGTTGCTACTATTATGTTAGACAAAATGCGTTTGCGGTTATTTCAAGAAGGCATTAGCGGGGACGGTAATAAAACAGGTTCATATTCTACTACTCCGATGTATGCAAGTAAATCAGCTTTTGTTGGTAGTGGCTTTAGGGAGCAAGGCAAATATGAAAGCAGATTGGGGCAGAAAAGAAAAACAGCAACTGTTTATGACATATCTACTAAAAAGAAAAAAAGTGTAGCTGTAAGGAAAAATAATACAGAACGAAAGAGTATGTATTTGCCAAACGGATATAAGGAATTAAGGCAGGTGCAAGGAAAAGAAACTGCTTTTGTAAATTTACAATATAGTGGATTATTGTTTACGGATTTCAGTAAATTAGCTGTTGTAAAAGATACGGTTGTTTCCAAAGTGGGGACTAAAGAGAGTTCTGATAAGCTAAAGTGGCTTTCTGATAAATA